ATGATGCACGGTGATGCTATTGAATGTATCATCGAAGTGTTACTTCGTGTCGCCAATTTCAATATTACAGGCGGTAAGGACAAGGTCACGTTAGAGATCGAAGGCACGTCCATCAAGGGCGAGTCCGATATCGATATTGACGATAAGGTCTGGGACACAAAGTCAGCCAGCCCGTGGGCCTTCTCTCACAAGTGGAGCAACGGCTTCGAGGGTTTAGATAAGAGTGACGACTTTGGTTATGTGAACCAGTTGTACGTCTATTCTATGGCCCAGCAAAAGCAGCCCGGTGGATGGATTGTGGTGGATAAGTCATCCGGCCATGTGAAGTTCGTCGAATGCCCTCAGAATGAGGCTAGGCAAGAACAAGTTGTGGACTCGATCAAAGACAAGATTGAGAACATCGACGGCGAGTTCAAGCGGTGCTTCGAGCCTGAGGACGAGACGTTTAATCGTAAGCCTACTGGTTCGAAGCGTCTGCCTTCTCAGTGTGGGTTCTGTTCGTATCTAGGGTCATGCTGGCCACACGCCAAGCACCTTCCCCAGACAATGTCTCAGGCCAAAAACCCCAGATACTACTGGTACACTGAGTACGAAGGTGAAGTCCTCGATGGCAATCAAGACTAGCTCTGCGAAGGCCAAAGGGAGAAAGCACCAGCAATGGGTGCGGGATAAGATCTACGAGACTTTTCCCAAACTCGAGCCACTGGATGTTATTTCCACATCAATGGGCGCTGGCGGTGAAGACATAGTCCTTAGTCCCGCTGCCAGACGCCTTCTACCGCTCTCTATCGAATGCAAGTCCTTTAAGAGTTTCGCAATCTACAAGGTTATGGAACAGGCCGAGGCAAACGCACCCAAGGGGGCAGAACCCGTAGCAATTATCAAGGGGGATAGAAAGAAACCTCTCGCTGTAATTGATGCAGAATACTTCTTTAAGATGATGAAGGGACGACATGGATAAATTTCCAGACTTAGAGGAAGACACCCTACTTCTTCGTCTCAAAATACTGGGAGATGGTGATCTCGAAGTATCTTACGGACACAGCCTGTCAGAAGACATGGACGAGGGAGAGGCTCTATTTCTTATTGATATGCTAAACGGACTAAACGCCTCTCTCAACACCTCGATGGAACACTTTGCATTGGTAGGAAAGCTACTGCGTGAAATTCATGAGAGAGACGCCCAACAGGAAGAAGAGTGGGTCTTCGAGCCAGACGAAAAGCTGCTTGAGGCACGGGAAGACAAAAAGATCATCCCATTCAACAAGAACAAATTAAACTGAGGCAAGAACATGGAAGCAAATGGGCACACACTAGACTTATCGGGGCTTACTCTGACTGGCGGAGATCAGTCGGATATGGTTAATTCCCCGCCCCACTACAACCAAAGCGGCATCGAGTGCATCGAGGCCATCTATCACGCATTAGGCGAAGAGGGATTTATATCCTACTGCCACGGCAATGCACAGAAATACCTCTGGCGTCACGCCTACAAAGGCAATGCAATTGAGGATCTGAAGAAGGCCAAATGGTACATCAATCAAATTATTGAGACTATCGGGGGCCAATCTGATGAAGTTTGAAGACTATCAGACACAGGCCTCGAAGACGGCCATCTATAACGACGCTGATGTAATCCTCTACCCAGCCCTCGGCCTGTTCTCTGAAGCCGGTGAGGTAGCTGGTAAGGTCAAGAAGGTCTTGCGTGACAATAACGGACACTTCGACCCCATACAACGTGAGGCAATCTCACATGAGGTAGGCGACGTGCTCTGGTACATTGCAGCCCTCTGCACCGACTTGGGTATCGGTATGGAAACAATAGCCCAACAAAACTTAGACAAATTAAAGAGCCGTATGGCACGAGGTGTACTCGGTGGTTCTGGCGATAATCGGTGAGGCAGTATAAATGAGTAATTTTAAATCCAACCTTAATCCAGCGTTTCGGTCAAAGTTTAGCGAAGACATCTTCAATCAAAAGTATAAGCACGAAGGTGCGGAAACATGGGATGCACTAGCTAAGACGCTGATCGACGATGTCTGCGGAGAGTTACTATCTCAAGAAGAATTAGATCAACTTACACAGTATGTCCGTGAGATGAAGTTCATTCCGGGCGGACGCTACCTCTACTATGCAGGGCGTCCTAATAAGTTCTTCAACAACTGTTATCTTCTGAAGGCTGAAGAAGACACTCGTGAGGATTGGGCCAACCTATCGTGGAAGGCCGAGAGTGCCTTAATGACAGGTGGCGGCATTGGTGTAGACTATTCTGTCTATCGTGCAGCGGGTACGCCTATTGCTAAGACTGGGGGTCAGGCCAGCGGTCCTATCCCTAAGATGAATATGTTGAATGAGATTGGCCGCCGTGTAATGCAAGGTGGGTCACGCCGTAGTGCTATCTACGCATCCTTGAACTGGAAGCATGGAGACATCCACGAGTTCCTTGGGGCGAAAGATTGGTCCAACATGCCTGTCGGATCTACTGGTAAGACGCTGTGGGACATCAAACAAGAAGACTTTAACTTCCCTGCCCCGCTAGACATGACCAACATCTCGGTGAACTACGACACTGAATGGCTGCTGAATTACTATAAGACAGGTGATGTAGGCGAAGTGTTCCTGAAGAACGTGCGTCAGGCTATGCAGTCTGCCGAGCCGGGATTTTCCTTCAACTTCTTCGACAAAGAAAACGACACACTAAGGAATGCGTGTACCGAGGTAACCTCGGCTGATGATAGTGATGTTTGTAACCTTGGCTCTATCAACATGGGCCGTGTGCAGGACATCGATGAGATGGCAGACATCGTTGCGTTGGGTACTAAGTTCCTTATCTGTGGCACCCTAAAAGCCAAGTTACCTTACGACAAGGTATACAAGACCCGTGAGAAGAACCGCCGCTTGGGTCTGGGCCTGATGGGTATGCACGAGTGGCTTATCCAGCGTGGGTCTAAGTACGAGGTAACTCCAGAGCTACACTCGTGGTTGCAGGTCTATAAAGGCGTCAGCGATAAAGTCTCAAAAGAGACTGCGGATGAGTTTGGTATCAGCCGCCCAGTGGCTAACCGTGCCATTGCACCCACAGGCTCCATTGGCATCCTAGCGGGTACTTCTACAGGCGTAGAGCCTATCTTCGCTGTGGCGTACAAACGCCGCTACCTGAAAGGTAATACACGTTGGGTATACCAGTATGTAGTAGATTCCGCTGCACAGGAATTGATCGATAGATACGGTGCCCAACCTGACAATGTTGAGAGTGCGTTAGACCTAGCAGAAGACTACGAGCGTCGGATGTCATTCCAAGCGGACGTACAAGACTATGTTGATATGTCCATCTCATCCACCATCAACCTTCCTTCGTGGGGATCTAAGCTCAACAATGAGGGTACGGTAGATAAGTTTGCACAGACACTAGCAAAGTATGCCCCACGCCTTCGAGGGTTCACCTGTTATCCAGACGGTAGCCGAGGCGGCCAGCCTCTTACCTCTGTCCCGTATTCAGAGGCCGTTGAGAAGCTGGGCGAAGAGTTTGACGAGCATGTTGAGACACACGACATTTGCGACATTTCAGGAACAGGGGGTTCATGCGGGGTTTAATTACCCCGCCCACCACACGAGTTGGATCAGAATACGCAGGGACTTACTAAAAACGAGGTAGGTTATGAGCAACCCAACACTAACAAGAGCCTTTAACAAAGGGATCGAAGCATTCCACAAAGGCGTTTTTAACTCACCATTCTCCAGTGGATCTCTGAACCACAAGGAATGGCAGCGTGGCTTCGATGTAGCCTACGTTGAAAACCAAAAGGGGCATTTGTCTGATGTACAAAGAATTCGAGCAGCATGAATTTGATGTGTATGATGCCCCGGCCAGAGATCGGGCCAAATCCTTCTGGGAACACGCAGGATATCACTGTGAGGACCACGAGGATCAATTTGGCGTCGATCTTGTGGTCAGAGGCAAGGGTAAGACCTTCTATTGTGAGGTAGAGGTCAAGAAAAGCTGGCATGGGGTGCAGTTCAGCTACTCCACGCTGCATATACCCGTCCGAAAGGCCAAGTTCCTAACTAAACCCACTCAATTCCTCGTTTTCAACGCCGGATTACATGCAGTGGCTCGGGTAGGACGTAAGACAGTGGCCGCTGCGCCTTGCGTGGAAGTACCCAACTATAAATCGCCCTTTGGTGAGCGTTTTTACGACATCCCTGCCGAGGAAGTAGCATTCTACACCCTTGGCTCCGTGAATTAGGAGATTATCATGGAAGAAATCAATCAGGTCTTTAAAGAGGCCAAGAAACAGAAGCTACAGTCCGTTTTGGTCTGTGGTTTTGATGACACTGGTCAGGTCTATATGAATAGTTCGATCAACAGCCTACCCTACATGCACTGGCTATTGAATCGGTCTTTGTTCGAGGTATCTCTGTTCGAGAAAAATCGACCAGAACCTGAGGCAGAACAAGAAAAAAGCCCTGAGGACAGTTGACCTCAGAGCCTTGTGTAGGTATAACAATACTTGAAAGGTTTGGTCACTTTTCAAGTTAGATGGTAGCCCCTTCGAGCGAAAGCCCGGAGGGGTTATTTCTATTCTACGGGTAGTGATTCCCGGGTTTGTTCGTCCACGGCTGTACCGTAGTATGCTCGGCCTAAATACTTAGTCCACATCTCCACAGCCCCCGCTTCGTTATCCTTGGCCACAGCTTGCATGATTTCGTCGAACTTCTTTGGATTTGAGATCATCATGTCCATAGTGGCTTGC